GCGATATCACTCAGCTGCTGACGAGCGATAGCCGACCTGCCCGTTTCTACAAGCTCCTTATTTAAGAGGTCTGCGTATTTCGTTAGGCTAACTACACTTCTAGGCTTCAAATCAAATATGGTAGAGCCATATTGAAAAATATCAAGACTTTCAATTCCCCTAACGTCGACGCCTTCAAAGCCCGCCTTTTTCAAAAGGAGCGTCTCGAACTGCTCTGTCTGCTGTAGCTTACGTTCACCCTGTTTACCTTTAGCGTAGTTTTCCTGCCTTTGTTTATCCCATTCATTGTAAAGCCCTTGAATGCCATCGGAGATAACCTTAACCTTATCCTCTCGGGTGGTCTTTTCAATTTCTTCAATTTGACTATCTAGCTTATCTATTTCAGAGCTAATCTCTAAATAATTTTTATTATCCGTCGCTTGAAATTGAGCATCTTTGTACCTAGCCCTTTGACTGTAAAGGTATTGGGCATTAAAGAAGTATTCTTCTAGTCCGTCAAAAACATTACGGCTATTTCTTCTCATCTCAAGAAGCATCTTTTCACTAGCCTCTCCAGCTTTAGCTATAATTTTAAGATAATCTCTGGTTCTGAAGTACTCATCTCGTGTCTTGGGTTCATACAAATTGTACTTAGAGAAGTCAACCGCTTGCACGTCCCTTTCGTCTTCTTTCTTATATTCTTTAAATCTATCGCCCCTAAGAGCCCGACCGTAATCGCTAAAGAAATAGTATCCAGTATAGGGCATATCTGGACTCGTACTGGGGTCAATCGTCTCGCTCTTGACACGATTCGGTCCACCGAGTGTGCCTCCGTGGTATCCGTAGTTGTCAGGATTTTTAATTACATCAGCTACCTGCTGACGTGTAGCTACAGGGGCTACGTCTTCTTTAAGGTCATAGATGACTGTGCCGTATACTGAGTTATCCATAGGAGTACCCACGGCATTTACACCGTCAAAACCTAGGGCCTTCATCACTAGGGTGGAGACAGAGTCTCCGAACGCAGGGTCACCATCCTTTTTTAAAGCCTCCGTTACTTCTGTTGCTGCGGCTTCTAATTCATCCTTGGTTATTAATATGTTTTCAAAGGGTATCTCCCCCCTTTCCTTAGCAGCTTTAGATTTTTCTCTTTGACTTTCTAATATTGATTTATCACCCACATAATCTTTACGAGTGAATATTTTCTCATCTTTTTCACTTATGACATCCATCCCTGCTGCTTTAGCTACATCTTCAATAAAAAAAGCAGGCACCACTTGTCTCAAAGGTTCTTTTCTTAATTCATCAATAGCCTCAACTTCATCATAGTCATTAAAACGGTCATTGATTCTTTTTAGCTCATCGTGAAGCTTCTTAGTCGCCTTAGCCAAGTTGTATTTATCGATGTCAAGCTCAGAGACATCCCTAGCGTCGTACTTATCTGCTTGCTCTTTAGTTCCAAAGAAGTAAAACCCTGTACCAAAATGACCAGTTCCTCGACCATAACGGAACTTCCAGCGAGGCTCAGCTTTATTTTGTAAGTCCCCCGACCTAAACACCCTTTGCTGTCTATCTAACGGAGTGTCAAGTTCCTTTGCTGTCACGTCATCGATAACCTGCTGACGAGGGGCTACGTCTGGCTCCGTCTTCTTTGAGGGATGACTAACTTTTTTAATGGCAATAGGTGTAGACTTGCCGTCCTTCACGGAAAGGTACCGACCTTCTATAACAGGCGTTGTGACAAATTCTACATCAGTGAAAGGAATTGGCTTGGATGACCTGACGTAATCGTCAGCGCCAATCATAAACAGTCCTGATTTATCAGAAACCTTCATCGCCATAACAACACCCTCAACTCCTTCAGGGAGGTAGTTAAATGCTGTAGCTGAATAAGGCGTTAAATTTATACCCTCTTTATCGGATATCGCCCCCCTTAAATCGGTGTCTATAAATCCTTCTTTTTTAATTCTGTTGTAATCCTCAACAGAGACCCCTCTAAATAGATACCCGTCCACCTCGGCCTCGTATATACCACCTAAATCAGAGTCTTCACCCGTCATCTCTCCTTTAGAGACCGTACCCAAACGAGGGTAATATTTATTACCAACCTCTCTTTCGAAAGGTTTATTTAACTCATCTAACTCTTCGGATACCTTTACTCGCTGCTCGTAAGCAGGAGCCAGCCCTAGCTTCAGTAATTCAAGGCGCTCAATCTCTTTTCTGAACTTATTGTCTTCCGCAAAGAATGCCTTTGAATACGAAGGCTTCCCTGCTTTATCCCTTTTGTATTCGGCTTCGCTTGCTTTTGTTTGCTTTGCTTTAAGGGCATCTATTTTCTTATCTACATCTGCTACCTGCTGGCGAGGGGCTACGCCTGGCTTTTTCTTAGGCTGATAGAACATAAAAGACGCAGCATTAAGATTCTGAACCAACGATATATCCTCTTTCTCTATAGCGTCCTCGGTAAATACTGCCGAGTCTAAGAAGAACACCTGGTCATCTTTCTTAAATACCTTGTCTCCTTTTTTAACTACGACTATAGAGACAGGCTTGCCAAAATCCAGATTTGTCTTTTGAGCCCACACCATAGCGTCGTCCAAGTCTAAAAATGCAAATGTCTTTTTTGCTGTATCAAACTTACCACCCGTCTGTCTGCTGAAGGTTCCAGGTCTGCCTTTCATAAGGCCATTTTTCTTTATACCAGCTTCGTTTTTGCTAAATGTAACGTGGTATACCAACTGCTGACGAGGGGCTACGCCTTCTTTATCAGTAAGTCGAGAAACTTCGACATCTGTTTTTCGCTCATCAACTCCGCTAGGTTGTGCGGCTCGTTCACGCTCAACATTTTCTGCGGCTGACTTGGCTTCTTTTCCGAGCCCTTTTTGCTCTGCGATTTTAATGAATTGGTCATCATAAGATTGTTTTAAGTTAGACTCTTCTTCTCCCCTTAGTTTAGCCCAGATATCCTTCTCGGGATACCAGAGCAAAGCCTGAACGTCAGCGTTGGTAACGGGGTACCCTTGCTCGGTCATACGCTTTTTTATATCGTTTACAATACGAGTAATTACCTTCCTGTCTTGATTGGTAGGTATGTCAATTGGCTTGAGGTCATTCGTTATGGAAGTCGCCGCTTTAACCCACTCTGGTTTACGAGCTGATATAGCTTCGTTATTGGGAGAGTTTACACGACCGTCTTTTTGGTTCTGACCTTTTACCCACTCTGATTTTTTAAGAGGAGTTCTTCCTTTAGCTTTTTCTTTAGAGACATAGTCCTTGTACTTAGCCGAAAGCTTATCCTTAATACGCTGTAACTGATTCGCTGTTTGACCATACGTCTTCTCACCAGATATAAAGGCTTTGTAAAGACCGTCCGAAATAGGCTCGTTCTTAATGAGCTTGTACATAAGGTCTCCTTTAGTTGATAGCGTTTTAGCAAAAGCAGCTATCTTATCTCTGAAGTCTGCATCCTCCTCGAGCTCAGAAATAAACTTATCAGACATCGTATCGTAAGAGGCGCCCGTTGAGGGCCGCACCTTTCTTACGACTCGATGTTTTTTCATAACGTCAGGCACCTCTACTCCCGTGTCCTTCTTGGCTTCTTTTAATCCATTTAACAAGCGAGCCATACGTTCTTCCTTTACTCCCACTCCCACTACATCTCCTGTCCATCGCCCCCAAGTGCGCCGCAACCACAGGTCTATCGTTACGGGGTCAAACTTACCCATCAGATTCTGTAGGAAGCCTTGACCAATCTTAGGACCGAATAAAGCCGCTCCGTTTACGCTATCGTTACGGAGGCCAGATACTTTTATGTTTTTGCCTAAAGCCTTTGACGCCGCTACCTCTAGCTCAGACACATTGAACTCTTGAAGGACAAAATCCTCTGTTGCGTTCAGGCCAATCTTTTCAACGAGAACGTTAGCCAGTCTTAAGTTAGATGATATCGACTTTGCTTTGGTTCCGTATTCTCTAGATGCATCAAATCGACCTGTTTTTTTAAATATATCAAACTGCTCGTTTGCATATTTCGCGTTGGCCTCTACGTTTAAGTTCTGCGAGGTAATAGCCAAGGCGACGCGCATAACAAAGTTCGCTGCCGCTACAGGGTCTTTTTCTTTGGCAAAAGCCTCATACTTACTTGCTTCTTCTTTCGAACTTAGAGATGGGTGAATAACTGCCGCCACAGCCATAGCCTTTTCAATCGCTGTAGAGTACCAGTCGGCTGCGCTCTTTCCACTATCCTCAAAAGCAGCTATAGCCTCCTCTGTACCTACCTCAGTAATGGTTTCTTCTTGCTCTGGAGTAATCGTTTTACTTGTAATTATCTCACCGCCATAATACTCAGCCGCTACCTCAGCGAGGTCCTGCGCTACCTGTGAATTTGACTTTTTCTTAGACGGTTTTGGTAGAACATCGCTGTCTCCATAAAGGACATTTTTAGCAGACTGAGGTATGTCAGCTACCTGCATACGTATAGACGGACTGTCTGGGTCAAAAGTCTTGTTGCTTCCGTCAGAAAGCTTTATTTGAGAAGCCTTTAAAGCAACAACTTGACCTGTGCTTCCAATTAAACTGTCATACCCTTTATCCTCTAGATAACGGATGTCATCACGGGTAATCTGCTCTAAATATATTTTTCTTTTGGTGTATGGGTTTACGATATCTGACTTATAGTTTTTAATGTAAAGGGGATTACGGAAGTTCAAGAAAACGTTATACCCATACTTGCCATATTTCGCTTCAGTTTCCCCTAAATTGAAATAGATGCCAAAATTACTTACGGAGTGAGCGCGGCTATATCCTTCGTCCCCCTTCATCTTGAACGCATCTATAGTTGAGGAGTCGGAATAATGATTAGCAACTTGAGGCTCTCCGTTCCTGTCAAGAACTTTGCTTGAGTTCTCAGGGTCATTCTCCCAATCCCCGAACCACTTCTTGAATGCAGGAGTCCGCACTATCTTATACTGCTCCTCGTTTAGATTAGACGGCCTGCCATTAGGCGCCAGCTGCTGACGAGGAGCCACACCTTGGTCTAGCCTTACGATATTCTCAGGGTAGAAGGTAGCTACAGAGAAAGCTTTATCTCCTTCGTACACCTTGGTTCCATCGAAGCCAGCTTCCTTGAACTTTTCTACCAAAGCTTCTTCATCGAGGAGCATCCAGTCGATACCCTCCGATTCATCTAGTACGTCTTTGACCCAGTTGTTGCTGTAAGAATCGGTAGCTTCGTCATAGTAATCGGAAAGGTCAACGACACCATCCTGAACTTCTATAATTCCGTCCTTCTCTTTTACGTAGTAATCGGTTATGATTTTAGCAGCCTCGTCGATATGGTCCTCAACTAGCTTTTCAAACTGTAGGTTTACAGGGATAACATTATCTCCGTACTCCCGAGCCTCCGCCTCGTCAGGGGTGAAGAATATAGCAGGCGTCTTCACTTCGTACTGAGACATCAGAATCGTACGCGTTGACTTCTGTGGCTCAAACTTATCAAACTTCTTATCCGTTCCGTGATAGAAGGTCACAGGCTTGCCGTCCTCCTCAGTAACCACCTGCATACGTGGTGTAACGGCTGTCTCGGAAGGCATAATAGAACTTGTCTGTTCTTCAGAAAGAACATACCCCTTTAATGGCTTACCGTCTCGAGCAGCTCTTTCCGCCCTATGATGACCATCGATTAATAAAAGACCATTAGGGGTCGTTGCAAATATTACGGGTTGCGATATGTCAGCATTTTTAATTCCCTCCTCCGTCTTGGTCACGAAAAAGAAAGACAGGCTAGGTACATCAGAAGCAGACACATCAATAATGTCAACCTTATTGTTCTTTATAATATTATCCGCCTTATCGATATCATAAGTGTCCTGACCAAACGTGAACACCTGACCGTCTGCTTTTTGCTGTCGAGAAGCTACAGGCTTAACGAAATCAGTGCTAGATGGTGCTGTCTCCTTTCGTCTGTTCCCAGTGCCGCTCTCTGCTTTCTCTCGCTTCCTTCTCTCCTGCTCATCCAAAGCTACCTCGACATCCTCGCGAGCTTTCTTAAGTTCTTTAGGCGTAGACTTCTTTTTAATCTTCTCCATCACCGCTAAATCCGAAGACTCTATAAAGACCCCCTGACGGATTTTCCTTGAGATGGTATTCATAAGGTCGACCACCTCGGCGTCTGTCTTTAAAAACTCAGGACCGAAATACTTATCCAAGCCGAACTTCTTGTCGATACCAATTAGCTTAGCGAGCTTGCGAAAGAACTCTTTAATAGCGTTCTGAGCTGGCTTATTTAAAGTCTTATACTGAGCAGCCAACATACCTGTTAGCTCGGCTAGATACTCCTCGTCCTGTACGATAGGACGGTCGGCATAGCTATCGACGAACTCATCAATCTTTTGAGCTAAATCGCTATTGGGGTCAATTGTTTTCTTGACCGACCTCAACATCTTACGGGAAACAATCACCGCGTTAGGGTCATTTAAAACTATCTCTAGAATTAAAGCGTGGAACACCTCGTGAGCTACAGTCCGTGTGTTGGCGTTGGTCAGGTTGATATGGATTGTCTTGGTTTTGTAGTCATACGAACCTCGAGCTAACTCACCTGCAAACCGCTTGTACTGATTCGGCGTTTCGTGAAGGACTATCCTGACATCAGGGAACTGCTTACTCAGCGATACAGCAGCTTTAATTGCCAACTGCTTAACTCGATTGATGGTACGCTGCTCCTTAGCTCTGGACCTTGTGTCACTGGTCATCTGACGGCGGTTGATAACAAGGTTTTCAGAGACTCTCTCTACGCCTTCTATCTCCTGCTCTCCAAAGAACTCGTCAATATCCACCTGTTCTTCCTCCGTCACCCCTTGTGTCGGCTCCGACACAGTTTTCTTAGGGGCTGATTTCTTAGGGGTTAGCACTACGTCGCCCTCAAACCGTTGACCGTCTTGTTCGAATATTACCGAGGCGGCAGCTCCAGACTCGCCTTCCCTCACCTCGGTAACAGCGACAACCTTCACTCCCCTTTCCTGAATTTCAAACTCGTATAGACCACCCAAAGCTTCTTCTACTGGAGTAACCCTTGATTTATTTCTGTGCTCAGTGGGCTTGTCGCTCCTGTTCAAAGTAAACCGAGTAGTCTTAAGGCCGTCCTTCTCGGTGGTTGTTTTAAAGAACCTAAACGTCCTGCCTTTCTTGTCAGTCGTGGTAGCACCTAATTCAACCTCCGCTCCTTCGTCTACCGCGACTTCCGCCGTCGTTGCTGTAGCTTCATCCGTAACGTCGTCTTGGGCTTCAACCTCTGTGGTAGGTTCTCCGATGTCGGGTACTCCCTCTCCCACCGCTTCGCTATCTCTGGTAGATTCTGGTGCATCCACGCTCTCTGGGCCTTGCTCTTGAATGGCATCTTCTGGTGTTCCGTAAAGTATTTCTTCTAGCTCCCCGTTAAGCCCGTCCAGCTCTTCTAGCTGTCGCTTCACAAGGATAGGGTCTTTCCCTTCAATTTGTTCCTGTAAGTCTTTCTTCCTAAGTAATATACCTAGAGACCGCTTTTGCTGGTCTATCGTTAAGTCGGACGGGATATCTCGGTTGACGGCAATTACCTCATCGAGGTTGTCCATCTCTTGCTGTGCATCCGCCTTGCTTATCTCGCCTCTGTTAATCCTAGCCTGTTGGTTGGTATAAAACATATCGCGGTAAGTAAGCTCCCCCGCTGCGGTCAGGCTGCTTACGTTTTGAAACATCTCAAACGTAGCCTTGTCGATAGCCGTAAAGTCATAGGTCCCTCGTGCTGCGCTGACAGCCCCAGGAGTTCCCAGTACAAAACCACCTACAGCCTCTTGAGCTCCTGCATAAAGCATCTGACCAAATATGTCTCTAGCCCCCTCTGGAGTTTCAAACATCTCCTTCTCCTTCATCTCATTGTAGATACTCTTAAAGCCTATATCCACACCCTCTTGTAAAAACCCTGTCTCAAACTCAGCCAAACCTGCGCTGGTTACAACTAAAGCTCCTCGACCAATAGCGCTATTAACTTCGCGCATAACGACTTCATTGAAAGCCTTACCCTTAACATTCGCAGGAGTTTTTTTCAAAACCCTCATAAGGATTCCCGTAAGCAGCCCCTGCTGTTTTAGGACATTCCTGAGTCCCACGGCTTCTAAAACCGAAGACACAGAGCCAATAGCTAATTTCAATCGGAACCTCTCAGCTTCAGATATATTCTGGAAGTCAGGGTCTCCAGCCATTTCCTTCTCAAGGAATCCTGTTATCTGACTGTACATAGCCGCTGTCCGACCAGCCCATCCACCAGGGAATAACATAGCTGGAAGCGAACGAGTAACGCCTAACAAAGCTCCACCCCAAAACGACTCGTACATCAAGTCGGCAGCTTCTGGAGTAGCTTCGGAATCTTTCAAGAAGTCAAGCCCGCGACGTAAAGCGGCCAGCTCACCACCCGTTACCTCCATATTTTTAGAGGTAGCGTATTGAGAGTATGCGTTTACAGCCTCTTTGTAATCAATTGGCTCTCCTCGCTTACGCTTCTTTAATTTGGTGTCTACTATCTGATTCTGTATAGCAATACTTTCTTTTGCTGGGATACCCTTATCGGTTTTCATCCAAGCTTTAAACTCATCAACCGTCATATCAGACGCAGACGGAACGTCATAACCTTTAGCCGCAGCTTCTTTTAGGTAGTTGTCCCTAAAGAACTCGGGGTCAGTGTCCATAAGAAACTCAGGGTTATACCCTGTATCTAAACCAAAGTCCTTTGCGCCAGCCGCGATATCAGCGGCGCCTTGAATAAATTCATTTCTAAACACACCTCCACTCCAGTAACCTCTTTCGGCTAACATCTCAGTATACTCTCCCGCTAGCCTATCTAACTGAGCACCTTGGTCTTTAGTGTTTTGGTGCGTCTGACCTAGAAACTCTCGCTCACCTTCGAGGATATTCCTATCGGCCAAAAACATCTGGTACTCCTCGGGATTGTTTTTTATATACTCTGGGTCGTACGTCTGAAACTGAGGGTATTTATCTGCAAAATCCCTTTCGTTTTTAAGATACTCTTGAGTTAGACGGGTTACTTCCTTGTGGCTTTTATTGATTTTCTTTACCTCAGCCTCACGCTGCTCACGAGTAACAAACATCTTCTCAGGCTCGACATAAGCCGTGTCCTCACGAGCTATAGTTTGACTCTCGTCTTTATTTTCGCGAAGAAACTTCTTAAGTTTAGCCGCCTCTGACTTCTCTTTTTTGGTGTCGTACTCACCTCCAGTCTTTAGGAAATTCTGTAGAGATGAGCCAGATTCAGTTGTAGCTCCAGCCATAACCGCTCCTACCGAAAATAATCCTGGCACCTCCCAAGGGTCGAGGTCAACCTCAATAGTCTGTCCGTTAGCTGCGGTAACTTTAATAGCGTCACCTATACTGGTTGGCTCTACATCAAACCCATAAGGCTTAAATACCTTTGTAAGCTCTTGAGCTACCTCGTCCTCATCTCCTCTATCGATAAGCTCTGGAGAAACCATAGCCATACGCTCCTCAAAAAAGTCAGGGTCAGGGGCTCCCGTTATATCCTGTATCTCTGGGGTAGGTGGCGCTGGGGCAATAGCTGGCTCAACAGCAACTTCAGGCTCTGGTGAGACCAAAGAACCAGCCACCGATGCGGATGCCGTATCTTTTTTTTTTACAGCAGGAGCAGTTGTAGACACTAGACTTACAAAGTCTTCATATGCCCCAAAAATGCTCTCCCCTCCTAGCTGGTCGTATACGTTCTTTTGATAAGAGTCATCATTAGAAATCAAGTTAGAGAAGTCTTCAAACGAACCCAGTACCTCTTCACCAAAATTATCGTAAACGCTCTTGATATATTCTTCGTTCATTGCCGTCTTATGTTATTCCTGCTCGGTTTTAGCTTTTTCCTTCATAACTTCAGAAGCATTCAACCCTGAATTACTCCCTGCTTTTCCCTGCTCGTAGCCAAACTGCCCCTTTTCTATATCTGTTCGATGCTCGTTTATCCAAGCCTTTAGTTTAGCCATTTGAGATTCAGCATCGTCGCTAGATTGATTCGTAGGAATTGTAATAGATTCCTTATCACCCCTTAAATCTTTGACAATAATCTTATTGCGTACCCCATTGGTAGGCTCAACCGTAAATCCTAAAGGCGATAATATCGTAGATAATGTTGCGGCAGCTGAGTTGTCATAGGCTTCAAAGGGGGCAGCTGTTATTTTATTCTGTAGCTCTCTGTATGGAACCATATAATCAACGGGCTTTGCGCCTCTCCTAAACTCTACCTCATCAATAGCATTGAAGTTTGTCCTTTGAGGACTCCAGTTTCCAGCCTCAAGAATTTTATCGTAATTACCTTGAGTGTCTCCAGTTAAAATCTTTACCGCTGATTTAGTAAAGTCTGCGGCTGACATCAGAATGTCCTTCCCCAATTTATCTTTGGTATAAAAACTTAAGAAAGCGTCTCCTGAGCCATTTGCTGTTTTTATATTTATACCTCTATCATTCCTTTTTGCGTAAGTAACTGAAGTGTTTCCACCCATTATATCTTGGATAGTACTTTGCAACTCTTTAACGTCCCCAGAATAAAGGCCCGCTACGTTATCTAAAGTACTTACTAGCTCCTTATCTTTGGAGCCTAATTCCCTGTAATACGATTCCCTAGAAGAGTCTTTCGGCATAGCCGTTTCCTTGTATCCTACCATAGCCAGGGCATCGGTCCGTAGCTTTTCCCTTACAGCTTCATTTAAAGCGTCGTTGGACTTAGGAAATAAAATGCCGTCATTCTGAGTGGTTACACCCACCTTACGAGACTCCTCCGCGCCCCAACTTGTCTCTTCAGAACCTAGGTCATAGTCGTCAGCTGTGACTAACCCTAAATCCTCAGCCATACTTAACGTATGAATGTCATTGACCATAAGAGAAGATAGCGTATCGTCTAAAGACTTCATAACCTCTAAACGTACAGGGTCGTCTTCGGCTAGGTCTCTTCCCGCAGCATCCGATACGGTTAGTACACCATTTTTGTTTACCACTCGGATATTCTCTCCTAAATTATCGGCCCACTTCTGTAGCGTAGGAGCGTACTCAATCTTGTCATACCGAGCTTGCATCTGATTGACAGCCCCTTCTATAGTAGAGAAGTCGGCGGCATTATCGCTTAAAGTTCCGTTTCTTAAGATTCCGATACTAGCAACTCCATCATCTGGATTCCAGAATACACGAGTTTTAGAGAAGTCTTGGAAATCATTAACTCTTTGAGCGGCTACACCTTCGAATTGCATAGATTTAGGCTGACCCTCACCAGCGTTAATGCGCTTCATAGTAAGCTCGCTCTCCTTATTGGCGGTATCAGCTATAGTTTTTAAAGCTGCAAAACTATTGTCTACGTTCTGCCTGTTGATTGTAAAGTCACGAGGGTCTACAATACCAGACTTAAGTAGTCGGTTTTGAGTCATCATCAACTGAGCGGCATCAGCTGAAGCGTTTAAAATCCAAGTACTCGCAGCTTTATTAGCCCCTTGTGGTGCATCCGCGAGCCTCTTACCTACGGCAACCGACTCCTTGTCAATCTCCTGACGCTGCTTCTCCCTGTCCGCCTCCTGGACTTTAAGAGTTTTGACGAGGTTGGTGCTAATAGCCCCCCAGTCTACTCGGGTATCGGCACCCCTCTCTGCGTACTTATAGTAGCTCATAGACCTATCAGTTGTTGCGGCATTACAAACTCTTGACCCACCCCAGTTACACCAGCGGATTGAGGAGTAAGGAAAGTTCCTTGATTCATTTGCCGATAATTCTTATTGCTCAATCCCGTTAGGTACTCTAGCCCTAGGTTTTGAAGCTGTGAGGTGCTTAGACTCTCGTAGAAAGGAGCGAATGACTCTTCGCTAGCCAAAGCACTGCTTAACTCAGTAGCGTCAGTAAAGCCTAACGATTTTGCCATACGCATCTGTGTAGCAGGATTCGAGCCCTGTAGACCCCGCATAATTTCTCCTTGCATCTGAGCTTTAAACTGCTCGGAGTCTTTTCCAGTAAGGCCCTTCTCTAAGTTACGAGCTAAAGCGTCCTTTTTATAGAGCGCCCTTCCCGCATCAATTTCAGCACCTACAATACCCAGTCCCGTAGCGGCCCCCGTAATAGCAGCGGCTTGTGCAGCGGCTTGGTCAGCGGCTGCTTGCTGAGCTCCAGTAGCCATATCGGTGTATATATCTTCTCGACGGATTTGATTCACCGCGTCTTGCCCTGCCACAGCGACGTCTCTATTGTAAAGCGACCTCTCTTGAGAAGCAAGGATATCTTTTTCTGATTCAAGACCAACGGCAAGCGCTGTTCCAGCTGTAGCGACACCTCCCCTTTGGTCGCCCTCCACTCCTGCCTGAACACTAGCATAAGCCATACGCTGCGCAGCCTCTCGCTGCTCCATATACTCAGCCGTAGGAACAGAGAGCTCCTCATAGGGATTTATCTCCGTCTGGCGAAGGGCGTTAGCAGCAGCTTTCTTAGCGGCTTTCTCGGCGCTCTGAATACTCTTCTTAGCCTCTAGAGCCTGATAGACGCTTACGCCAGCCTGAGCCAGCCCTATTGCTGCGGTTACAAATGCCATATGATTATTGTTTAGTCAAAGATAACGAGATTCAAGGATACGATTTCATTGCCTGAGCCTCTACTATAAACAGCTCAGTAGCCGAAGTAGAAGCATTAGTAGCAGTAAACTGACAATAGTGTCCCAGTACGCCGTGCGATTCCGCCTGTGCGTTCTTTACAGACATCATATACCACCCGCCCTGTGGGGTAACACCACCAGTGGCTAACGTAAAGGTAAGCTGTGTCCTATCAGCTGAGATAGCCGTTACAGGTCCTACTAGCGCAGGGACACCTGGAGTAGCAGGGTCGATTGTATATAGGTTATCGCCAATAGAAAGGATGGTACTAACAGCAAAGCCAAATGTAATAACCCCAGCTGCTACAGTGGTGTTAGAGCCAATGCCATTGACAGAGCGAAGGACATACTGCGAAGGGCTAATAGTAAGTGCAGGCTCCGTGTCCCCGTCAGGGTTGCGAACGAACGCAAACCACACAGCCTCTTTCTTTTCAAACCAAGCCTCATCGATATATCCATTTTGGATATCGGTCTCTAAAGTAATCTCCCAGCTGAGGTCCGACTCCAGCTCTATGGTTTTCCAAAGGGTGTTTTCCGTAGGGAAGTCATTAAATACGCTGGTAATTTGAGTTGAATACGCTACTCCGTAAAACTGATTGCGAAGTTCATTGGTATTGTGGCGATATAAATCCCCTCCGTTAAACGAATAGAAATAGTTATTCATCCCAATCATCCAGTCAGGAGCATAGGAGTAAAAGGAAGGCCAGCCCTGTACGTCAGGAGAGTATGTGAGAGTATAGTTCGCCATTAGATACAGATTGTTTTTTCTACTATAACTCCATTAGAGTCTACCCGAATATAATTTCCAGATACCCTGTAGTAACCTTGTGAAGCTAAAGTTTCTCCCAATACATCCGCAAAAACCCAATCACCTCTCGTAGGAACTCCAGGTGAAGAATTGGTTTTAACGGGTAAGTTAAAAAGGTTAACGGTAAATGGTTGAATACATATATCTGTATCCGTAGCTTGGACTACACTTGAAGAGAAAGCAGACAATCGAACAGGACATTCTACTGTAATTGCCCAATCAGGAGCCGCAGCTAAAGGGCTGATAATTCGAACCGTTAAAGCCGTTAGAGTAGTTGTTGGTTTTGAGACATATAAAATATAATCCCCCGCGTTACCATTTGTTAAGCTGGTTAAATCTCCAGCTGCGATTGTAATAGGTTCAACTCCGTCAGCATCAAAATCTTGGTCTACATAGTTCCAATTGTACTTTGATTTTTGAGCTGTTCCTGTAGTAGGAGTTCCAGCGGCACTAGTATCCCCATAGTAAGGACCTTCGAACCAGCTTGTAGCTGGATTTAAAGTAGAGTTTATTAGCAACACACTAGACGAGTCGCTTTTTGTTACTCCGTCATACGTTACAAATATTCCTCCAGCGATATCAGGAGAAAACCTAATAGCAGACACACCAACGCTATTGCCCAAATCATAAGTGATGTCATAAATTGAATTTCCCGTTAGAGTTACAGATACTGGAGGTAAAGAAACGTCCCTACAGTCTTCAACACAAGAAGCGCAAGACTGAACAGAACCTAATACGCCTGACAATTGGTTTCTAACTATAGAGTTTCCAAATACAATAGCTTGATACCACCCATCCGCCGCTGGAACCGTAAGAGCCGCGTCAGAATAAACTGTTGTCGAAGTCGATAAACTGCCTGCGTCTAAATAAAATGTAGAAGGGGTATCGCAACAACAAGCCGCCGACGATTTAACTCCATAGCAAAGCTGTGAAGGGTTTGCCTCACGGTAATCATACACAAGGTAGAGGTAATCACCCGAGCCATTAAAAGTAAAATTGCCAGAGTAAAGGCTAGCGCCATCAGTGTTAGGAGTTACCGTTAAGTCAGTTGAATTAGAAAGTATCGTCTGTATGTTGGCAGGTGTATTAGAATACAACTGAGTAGTTCTCCAGTGCTTTAAACTGTTTTCGGCAGGTAAGAAATTAAACACATCGCCTGCCAGCTTTCTACTTTGAACATATACCGTAGCTCCTTGAGGAGGGAAAATACTTGTGCCTTGGTCTCCTGTAAGAAGTTGATACTGAGACACGACAGGATTTGTTCCCGCGTCAAACTCAACAAACTCAGAGTAAGTTGGACTTAGCGTAGTGCCATCTACAAATCTAAATTCGCTGTGTATAGTATCGGTATTCTGCCAATCTCGATTAAGCGATACCATTATCACATTAATCTCATTAGCATCAGGACAATTTACTGTAATGGGTAGGTTGTTGACAGCTCCGTTATTAGCCGTTATCACAACAGATACTGTATTGGGAACTATCCCTGTTTTAGGGATAGTTAAAGAGCCCGCTCCTGTTTGGTTTAAAGCTGAATAAGTAGTGCCAAAAGTAGCCACTACATCAAAAGTTACCCCAGAGCCTAAAAAAGGAGCACCCCATACAATCTCTATATCACCTACCGCACTGCCTACGTTGACGCAAAAAGAGTTTGTTGACCCAGCTTGTGACAGCGAAATAGTTTGAGCTATACCGCAGTTAATACACTTGGCCTCTACAGGCAGTAGTATATCGTTAGAAGCCAATACATACTCGTCCATATACGGGTCAAACCCTCCTAGCTTTTGAGTGGTAAAGCTCTCGTTAAAGAGGTCTCTAAACCACGAGCGCATACCTGCCTTGGAAATTACCGTTAGCGTTTCATTACTAGCTGACGTTCCTCGCAGTTGTATTACAGCACCGCGCTTAGCATCGGTAAAGTATTTATCGAAACCAAACTCAGCGTAGCTCTCTGGGTTAGCCGACACACCGTACTCTTCGACTCTGGCTACTTGTTGGCCTAAAATAACAGGTGCAGCGGTCAAAACGCTACCGCCTTGAGCGTCGGTCAAGACGTTTTTATTGACAACGACATAAGAAATACGGTCTTCTTGCAATACCAAGATGTCCGTCTCCCTAGCCACCATCTTCTGGATAGGGCCATACACGTCCTCTAAAGGCTTGAAATTAAGAAGCCCTAGGTTGAACTCGTTGAGCTTATTTACGTTGCTCTCGTCGTTGTATATGCCGCTATAAGTGATGTCAGCAAAGCGGTCGGCCTCTTTAAAGTCCTGAGCAGCAACCAGTACGGCTCGGTGGCCTAGCTGGAACGACTCGCCTACGGCTGAGTCCTCAATTTTATAACTCTCTACACCGTTACCAAAAGCATAACAGTTAAAGAAGTTCAGGTCCATTACACCCTCTGTCGTAGCGTCTTGGTTGGTGACGTTACCTTGGTGGTATCCATTTGTAATAGCATAGTTTTCGCTTCCCTCATAGAAGATATCGTCAGCTACTTCCGCTGGTTCTGTCTCAAAAACAATAAGGCTTCCAGGCTCTTGTACGCAAATTTTAACCTGCGTGATAGACGGGTAGTCATCAAGTGTTCCATTAATGCCCTCACTTCCATTTACGCATCTTAAAAACAACCTCCTTCCTGAAGCATTAGACGGGTTATCGGAAGTTATTTCGTAGAAATATAATTGATTTTCAAAAGGAACTGCACCAACGGGAGTAAATGGAGAAGAACCTGTAGCGCTAACATACAATGTAGGATAGTACGTGTTAGCGTTAGGACCAAGTCCAGCGCTACAAGGAACCTCACAATTCATTGAATTAAGCAACACAGAGCCTAATCCCTGTCCGTCCCAAAAAGACTTTAAATTATCATAACCTTGAGAGGCGGTAATAGATTTTTCTACTTTGCATAAAAAAGCACCTTGATAATCGTCATCGCATTGGCCCAGGCGCTTATCTCTTCTGAATTCAATAGTAAAAGTAACTATAGAACCAGAAGCTATTGTGTACCTAGAATACCCTCCTGCTCCATCGTCACTAAAACAAGGGTAGTTTACTACAGCTCTTCGACCATATTTTGTCGCAATTTCTGTGGCACTTGGAGTACCTGTGCCGCCAGGCAGGAATACGCTTGAAGATGCCCCATCCGAACCATCCATACAATAACTAGATACCGTCGTGTCAATACTAAACCCTTCAGCACGAAGTCGCATATAAAGTCCTGGTACCTCAAGTATATCAGATGAACTTTGAAGAAGATGAAGAAAATTAGTAGGTTGAGAAACTTTATCCAGTACTACAGCTTTTACACTCTGGTTTAAAGTGCCGTTCGAATCGCGCTTAACAATAAGCTCTGTTCCAGCCTCTACAAGAGCTTGGTCTTGACCGATAAGCCTAAACCAATAAGACGTTGTGCTAGGGTCGTAGTAGTATAGGTTAGAGTATATAGTTTCGTAAGCGCCCTTAGATTGCTTAAGAACAAACTTATATGTCTTGGCCCAGCTAGGCGCAGTCATATTGGTGGGGATAGTAACCTGTATCTTATTGATATCGTTACTATTGACAGGCGGAACAAAGACAGCGTTTTGATTGCTCGTTAAAGCAGTCGTAGCCCTTTTATATTCATCCATATAGACAACGCCTACCTCGTAGTCTCGGTTACTATGAAGGCTTTTATTAGAAGACTGTAGCTGTAAAGAATACGAAACATTACTGACATTGAAATACTCAAAGTATTGATTTTCCCCCTCTAAAGTGTTGTTGTACTGAACGCCCAGTATGCTCACTCCAAACTCATCAGTTAAAAGCGGGTCAACATCTATAAAGACCCCTTGAGAAAGCGCCGTTATACCTGAGTTTACAGTTGTATATCCAGATGGTGCAATTAAAGAACAATTGAATACATCGGTAAACGTACTTCCGTCAGCACAGTTCGCTAAAGACTGGTACGTACCTGACCCGTTAGCTCCCAGTTGAGATTGGAACTCAGGACTGGTAACCATCTCATAAACACTGCCGTATGCTTGAGGAAGGGTATATACGAAAGATATGGTAAACGTAGGGTGGTTAGGTAGGCCCGCAGAGCCTGTGCCAGAGCCAGAAAAAGAAGCGTGAGTAACGGTAAATGAAAAGCCAAAGACACCTCCCTGAACTAAGTCAGGAGCTGTGGCAAAATCAATTACGGCTTTACCCGTAGTACTTGGCGTAGCGCTTTGGTCAATACTGTAACTCTGACTAGCCACATCTCCAGCCGCTTGAAATACCGATAGGTTCTCTGATACCACCTCAGCGCTGTAGTTGGTATCTATACGAGCACCCGATGCAATTGTCAAATCATATCCATCGACATAGTTCCCGTACATCAGGCGGTTGCCCATAATAGTTTGAGCCTGCGCCTTAAGCGGTACGTTATCGTAAAGCCTTGCTATCTCTGATTGAGGCAGTAAGGTGTAGATTTTCTGATTCGTAAAGTTGACCGTCTGAACGACGTTATTAGGCCAGCCTTCTTCGCTTTTTATATACTTCTGTATGACCCGAACTGTAGAGTCTGTACCAAGCTTAAAACAAAGGTCAATACCCACTACATCTTCACCTCCTGTATTAATACCCACAACAGCTGTGTTGTAGCGGTTAAGCATACCAGTATTAAAGTTGGTAGCGGGGTCTAAGCTAAAGGGGCTACTCTCAAAAGCTACGTCGGTAAACTGAGACAACGCGCTATAGTCGTTATTGACATACTTATATCGGTATGAAAACGACACGAAATGAGATTCTAAATAATCCTCCTCTCCAGGTATATCGATAAGCGTCAGCGTAGGAGCTGCGGTTGGCGGTTTTTTAATAACGTTGATATCGTCATTGGTAATTTGGTCAACGTCAGTTGCAGATATAGGCTGAGGGTAGTTTTCAACTACGTTAATTTTACGAGGCGGATTGTAATCGTCCGTAAAAAACAGCAGGTCCTCTGCCTTATTGACACCCGTTATTAAAAACGTAGGGTTAAAATTGAGGACAGATGTGCTGATAACGTGATAGGTCAATACCTCGTCCGTCGTTCTAAACGACGCTATTATATCAACAACCCCAGTTGCGGAGGCTGTATTGGCAGAGTCGTGAATAAACCAGTATATAGTTTCGTTAACGCCATCTTCAAACGCTCCAAGACATCGAGCTGAATCACTTAAATCTACCCCTTGATATTGTAGGGTGGTCAAGCGGGTATTTCCTTTAGAGTTCTCTACAGAACCTATCTCCGAGCCTTCCGTAGAGCCTAGTCTGACGTTTAAGGCATCGATATATTCTCCATTGGGTACAAGGCGTTCATCGACGCTCTTGTTCATACGCCCCTTAATAAAGTTCCTTCTGACGTTTCCCATTATTTAATCCACTTATTCTGACCGCGCAAGTTCATCAATAGTCGGCCAGGATGGATATTACTAATGCGGATTTTTGCATTTCGTAAAAGAGCGGTCTTAGATTTTCGATATCGATTAACTACATACTCTTGGGTTCCCATCTTAGAGTTAAGAATAGCATAGGAGATATACGAGTAAATAAAGTCCTCAAACAACTTATTGACCGTAATCAACGAGTCATCGCCCCCCTCCATACCATCGCTAACGTATTCTAGTATACAGCTCTGACCAGACATAGCCGAGCTAAAGTTTATAACGCCCGCCTTGGGGTCGATACGGAATGTAGGATTGGCATTAGCGGTTTCAGTGTTTAGACCAAACGCAGCGCCTCCAATTGGAAAATCAAAATACCACAAGCCATCGATACACCAGCCTTCGTTCCCGTCGTAAGGGCTGTTCTCATTGATGTACATAGACCTTAAAGTGCTGTTAAGCCTTTCGGTATCAATAGGTGAGAACTCTGGCTTTAAAGCGGCTCCTGTCTCGTCAAAAAGAATCCTATTACTTGAGTCTTGCAGGTACGCCTGTGCGCTAGTAATTTGGATATTCTCCGTCAAAGGGAATACCGTTCCATTTCTAAACAAAGACACCCTAACCCAGTTTACATAATCGCTAGGAAGGATAAAGCGGAGGTCCTCAGATATGTTAAGCTGTAAGACCTTAATCTCTTTGAACGCATCGTAGTTAAGCTCCTGTATGGCCCTCTTAGCGTGAAATAGAATCTTATAGCGAGACTTCTCGTTTACCAACTCGTTATTACCGCTATACATAAGCTGGTAGTTGGTCACGATATCTCGTAAGCTGACATATTGATACGACCCCCAATTGGCATCCTCTGGAGAAGCCCCTGCGTTTTCGTAGTATTGATACTGAGTAAGGTATGCCATATTACTTGCTTTGCTGGTCGGCGATTTGTTCTTGACTTACCGCGTAATTTACCACATCAATCTCACGGATAGAAACCCCTGCGTACTGCAAAATTTTATTTACTAAGCGAGGCTCATCGTCAGAAGGCAATTCAAAATCCTGGTAGTCGGCTTGAGCTTGGTCAAATACAGGCTCTCCAGCAACTAAACTAATATACGTCCATTTAGGGTCGTAAGGATAGCGGATATACTGAATGGTACCTGACGTGATAGTCGAGGGATACGCTGTAGCTGTATTTCCGTTTTGAACAAAAGCGGGGAAGCCAGTCGTAGGAGCCGTAAGAGATGACGCCAACAGCAAGTTAATCTTAGAGTTAGATACCTGCTCTAATTCATAGTTGCTACCCGTAGGAAGTATCTTATTGATTAAATAATAATCAGAGGGAAGGGCAAATGAGTTTGTGGTAAAATTCACAATCGTAGAGAACCCATCGATAACCTCCTCTAAAGAGCGCAACACATCAGCGTAGCCCGTTCCTGACTGGCGAACATTCTCTTTATTAATTTGGTAATTATAATCGTTAAAGTACTCATCGAATATCTCCAACTGCGCTTGTTTAGCGTACAGATTAAAATCTGCGGGAGATATATAGCCGAAATTGTTCTTATTGAGAATAGATAATACCGTGCTTCTGACCGATTCTATCATAGGTACGCTTTTGACAAAGATAAATCAAAAAAAGGGGCCACAATTTGTGACCCCTTTTATAAAGAAATAATCTATTTATTAGATTATACAATCCCTACAATACGCATACCTTGAGGTAAAACCAACGGAATAGATACGTCTTTCCATTGACGCTCGTACGCGTTTACAATAGCACTGTTTAAAATGTTGTGAAACTGTAAGCTAGAGCTGTCCGCAGTATGATAAATA